TCATTTCGTACCTTTAATAAATAGCTGTATGTTCAAAGCAGTTAAAGAAACTATTTGGCATCTAACTTGTGAAAAATGTAAGAACTGGTTTACTTATGCGACTATGGAAAACAAAATGTGTATAGACAGATATAGCTTTCATTGCCCGCATTGCGGAACTAAAGGACGTTGCGAAATAGATGACAAATAACGAAGACATTTTAGTCTTCGATTATGATTTTGATAAGTCAGCATTACTTGATTTTTGGAGTCAAAATCGAGCTAACACCCAGCCCTATACGGACAAACGCTTTGGCAAGTTTGTAATGAACAACTGGCGCATACTCAATGACATAGAGCTAGAGTATGCAGACAAACTAAACACATATTTTGATATAGATACTATTCCTAAGTTTTATATTTTAGAAGCTAATACTCAACTACTTCCACACATAGATCAAGATACAACGTGCAGCATCAACTTTTTGTTAAGTGACGGCGCTGCTCCTGTACGATTTGGCGATAATGAATATCATTATCGTACAGCATTGTTGAATACAAGCCGCAAACATTCAGTTGACAAGTATCCAACAGATCGTATATTATTCAAACTAAGTGTTAAAGATGAAAGTTTTAGCAGTGTGAAGCAAAAGATACTAAATACTATATCAAGGAGTTAATATGGGCGGCAAGGTATTTGACGGCACAAGTGATTTTGATCACAATGCTATAGAACAACTATTGGATGATGTAAACAATAAAGTTCTCAAAGGAACAGGCATTGAATGTATTCCAGTAGGTAGTGCTGCAACTCCTACGCCGGGCAAACGTTCAGGCGACTTGGATGTGATTGTAGATGAAAATGCTGTTATTAGTTTCTTCAACAGCAAAAATGTCAAAGAAGCAAAACAAGCACTCAGTGATTATATTGCAAAAGCCGGATACAATACAAAAGTTATAGGTACTAATGTACACGTACAGATGCCACTTGGTACAGAAAGTCATCAGCTAGATATTATGGTTGTTAGCGATGCAGCAAATACTGCAAAGTTTCATACACATGATATTCCGCAAGGATCTCCATATAAAGGTATTCACAAACAACTTGCAATCAGCAAGATTGCAAAAGTAAAAGGCTTGTTGTGGAGTGCATGGAAAGGCTTGTTCAAACGCAATGAACAAGGCAAAGCCGGAGAATTTATTACAAACGATCTCAACGAAATAGCAAAAATATTATTAGGTGACAATCGTAGTGCAGCTGATTTGGGCAGTTTAGAAAGTATACTTGCTACAATGCCACAGAATGTACAAGATAAACTAATGGCAGAACTAGAACAAGATAGAAACTGGGGTCCTAAAACAGAAAGTGTTATTACACTAGCTGATAAGAACCATAATCGTATTGTTGAACTAATGAACAGATTGGCCGATAGTAGATGAGATACAGTGATTTTAAACTAGTAGAAGCAAAGCAACTTGGTCGTGCATTCAATCACCTTGAAGATTTGGTTTTCTTTTATGGTAGTGACGGAACTATTGAAGCACTAGAGCATTTAAAAGATGTTGCATCTGATAGTGGCAGTCAAAGCATACGTATGAAATGGGACGGCAATCCTCAAATCTATTGGGGTCGTGAGCGCAAGGGTGGACCACTTATACTTGCTGGACACAATGCGTGGAGTAAAGGCGTAGCAGCTACAAGTGAAGAAGAAGTAGCAGACTTTATATCCAACAAAAGCGGCAATCCTAAAACCCCAGAAGAAAAAGCAGCAAGAAGTCAGTTTGCACAAAAGTTTGCAAGTATGTATGATTATTTTGATAGAGCTACTCCAAAAGACTTTGAAGGATTTGTGTATGCTGATGGTTTGTTTTTAGATCCACCTACAGAAAAAAATGGTGTGTACACATTCTGTCCAAATCCAAAATCACAAACTTGTTATCATGTACGTGCAAACAGCGAACTAGGCAAACGTATTGATCGTGCAACTATTATGGTAGTTGGACATGCGTTCTTCCCTGAGTTTGGTGCGCCAGATGCTAGTCAGCAACCAATGCAAGACTTTAGCATGTTTGACAACGATCCTAGTATAGTGGTATTAGGGCCAGTATACAATGACAAGCCAGTACAAGTTGATACAAGTGCTATTGATAATGTAGAAAACTTTCTTTCACAAAACAAACAAGCTATTGATGGATTTTTAGCAGGCGTTCCAGGACTTGCAGACTTAAAGAATATTATTTACACATATGTTAATCAAACAGCAAAAGCAAAACGCTTGGATAACTTGAGTGCAGAAGACTTTTCAAACTGGTTGCAAACTAGTAAAGTTAGTACAGGTAAACAAGCAAAGATAGCTGAGTTAGATTTACAGTTTAAAGGTGCTACAAGTGCTATCTTTGAACTAGTAAAAATGATACAAAATATGAAAGACGAAGTTATTGACCAAGTTGAAGGCGAACAAGGAGATATTTGGGACACCAATGGTGAAGGCAGAGTACGCTATGCTGATCCTAATAAAAAGTTTGGCAACGTAAAACTTGTACCAAGAAAAAGGTGGACACCGTCATGAGACTAAGACAACTATTTGAAGCACCGGGTGAAACAGTAGGACTTATATTTGGAAGATTCAATCCTCCACACAAAGGACACAAGGCAGCATGGGAAATGGCTGCTAAAGAAACACATTGGTATGTAGGAACTAACCAAAGCACAGTTGGTCCTAAAGACCCGTTGCCTGCACAAGTAAAAGTTCTTGCTATGGAAGCTATCATGCCCGAAGTCAAACAGCACATTGTATTCAGTCAAAGTTGGCTTACACTTACTAGTGAACTATACCAAAAGCATCCGGACGCTACACTAGTATTGTTTACTGACGAAGCATGGGTACCAAAAACCATACAACAATACAATGGCGCAGAAGGACCTCATGGTTCATATAACTTTGCAAACATTGAAGTTAAGCCTACACCACGTTTGAGTAGTGCAACAGCATTACGCAAGGCAGTGCTAGACAACAGTCCTGAAGAGTTTGCTGACGCAGCAGGCGTTCCGGCAGACACGTTGATAGATGTACCAGGCGAAAACATCACTTTCTTTGATATGGTTGCAAAGTATTTAGAACCACATAGAGAAAAACTTCTTGCTAAAAAATAAAATCTATAGTATACTATAAGAATGTATAAATGTTATTTCTTATTAGACAATATTCGTGAATCACCATATGAATCAGTTTCTATAAAGTTACCTATTAAAAAAGGTCACTCAATGTCGCTAGACTATTTACTAGGACATTTTGACGATTTTAACTACAGAAACTTTTTTCATATAAATCGAATAGATTTGTTAGATACACAAACACCAAAGTTTATCATTAATGTAATTCATATGCCCAACTGGGCAGATACAAATCTATCAGAAGATGGCATTAATTTATTAAAGAATGATCCTAGTGTTTATTTGTGCTTGGTAACTACATTTGAAGGTGTATTAGATACAAAGAAAGTAGCAAATGAGTTAAACAGTAAAGAAATACCATTACACAAAGTTGTTGTTATGACTAGTAATACTCCGTCTCACGGAAATAAACTAGATGGTGTAAACTATATTTGTGTTAACTTTTGGGAAAGTATTACTAGACTTCATCATCAAACATTGCCTGATATTAGTGTAACTACACCCAAACAACTTTCAATAAACACAGCAGAAAAAAAGTTTTTGTGTTTGAATAGAAATATAAAACCTCATCGTATATGGTTAATGTATAGTCTATTGCGTAGTAGCATAATCAATGAAGGACACGTAAGTTTTAACCTTCCTAGTGTTGATCGTAGAGATTTTCATGTGTGTTCTAGATCGCATCATACACTAAAACGTATTCCAGAATCGCTCCATGCCGATTACAAAATGGCGTTGGTTAGAGAAATGTATAATCGTAAACTAGATCCGTTGAGCAGCAACCATGTAATAAACTATAACTCTAGTATTAAGTCTTACTACAATGACAGTCTAATGAGTGTAATAACCGAAAGTGATACTAATCTTAACTTTATTACAGAAAAAACTTATAAGGCTATAATGAATCTTCATCCGTTTTTTATTGTTGGCAATCCTGATCAACATGCATTACTTCGAGCTAGAGGCTATCATACTTTTGAAGATTTGTTTGGAGTTGATCAGATTACTAACTATACAGAAGCACTTGCAATGTGGAAACACATTGGTGATAAAAATATAGACGTATTAAAACAAAACATCAAGAAAAAATATTTAGATAAATTAATACATAACCAACAGTTATTCCTTTCACGCAAGATTAGTTGGAATGATATAACAGATAATCTTATAACAGCAGTAGGTGATACTTGACCAAAAACTTTGAAAAACATTTTTGCATGGCACCATGGACACACATGAGCGTATGGCAAAACGGTGATGCATATCCTTGCTGTATATACCATTGGGATATGCCTATTGGTAATATAAACGAAGCAGGATTTAAAGGTGCTTGGAACAGTGAAAAGATGCGTGACTTGCGTATGCGTATGATAAACAACGAACCAAGCGAAGGATGCAAAAAGTGTATCAACTATGACGACCAAGGTATTATTAGTTATAGACATAAGTTTAACACTGAGTACAATCATCATTACGACCTAGTAGAAACAACCAGCGACGATGGTAGTGTAGAACAGATGAACCTTGCTTACTTTGATGTAAGGTTTAGTAATCTATGCAACATGAAATGCCGTAGTTGTGGTCCTCATTTTAGTAGCAAGTGGGCAGAAGATATTTCAGGTAAGCCCGAAGTTGTAGAAATCAATCATCCAGAGATGTGGGATGAGATTGAAGAAATGCTGCCTACTATCGAAGAAGTTTATTTTACTGGCGGCGAAAGCCTGTTTATGGAGCAGCACTACAGACTGCTAGATATGCTTATAGAGCGTGGACTCAAACCGAGATTAACATACAACAGTAACGCTAGTAGACTAAGCCTCAAAGGAAAACACATAAAGGATTATTGGCAGCATTTTGATAAGATATTCTTTTGTGTAAGTTGCGATCAAATAGGTACCAAGGCTGAATACACACGAGCTGGCCAAAAGTGGAGTACAGTATTTGATAACTTGTGTTGGATACGTGATAACTTTGAACACAGTTATGATAAAGGTGTAGTAATACAACCTAATCCTACTATCAGTGTGCTAAACATATTAGACTTGCGTAAGATTATCAACTTCTTGTTTGAACATGATATTCCAACAGACTATGATATCAATCTAAGTAATGTGTTAGTTGGACCTGACTGGCTTAGTATTACAATACTACCTGAACATATAAAACAACTGGCTAAAGAAAACATACTGTTATTAAAAGAAGATATCAACAAGTTGGAAATGTATCCGCAGCGCAAAGAGTTTTTGCATACAGGACTAGACAATATTATAAACTTCATGTATAGTAAAGATGACAGTCATTTGATTCCTGCATTTAGGAATGAGATGCAGAAGATAGATTTAAAACGCAAAGAAAACTTTCTTAGCGTATTTCCAGAACTAAAGGACTTGTATGTCTGAACAACTTAAAAACAGCAAACATTTTTGCATGATGCCGTGGACGCACATGCACTTGTGGCCTGCTGGTACAACATATCCTTGTTGTATGAGCGACCCAGAGTTTCCTATTGGAAATACACAGGAGCAAAGTTTGCAGGAAATATGGAATGGTGAGGAACTACGTAATATACGTATGAACATGCTACAAGATAAACCAAGCAAAGAATGTAGACGTTGTTACGAACTAGAAGAAAATGGCATGAGTACATTACGTACTGGTAGTATTGGAAACTATGCACATCATTGGGACAAAGTTGAAGCAACCAGCGATGACGGTAGCGCAGGTGATGTTAATATGGCATACATGGACATACGTTTTAGCAATCTTTGTAATCTCAAATGTCGTAGTTGCGGGCCGCAGTTTAGTAGCAGTTGGTTTGAAGACCATAAAGCAATATATGGCAAACTAAATCATCCTAAAATATTACAAGTACGTGATGAAATGAAAAGTTTTATGGACGAGCTTGATCCACTGTTGGAAAGTGTAGAACGTGTATACTGGGCAGGCGGAGAACCGCTTATTACAAAAGAACATTACAACATACTTGACAAATGGATTGCTATGGACAAACGTAATGTTAGTATGGACTATACTACAAACTTTACACAGATGTATTATAAAAAGAAAACAGCATTTGACTATTGGAACAAGTTTGAAAATGTTAGAGTAGCAGCAAGTTTAGATGCTAATCATGCCAGAGGCGAATACTTGCGTAAGAATATGGTTTGGAGCGAAGTTGTACAAAACAGGCGTACTATGATAGAACAGTGTCCGCATGTGTATTTTGAACTAACACCTACTGTGAGTGTGTACAACGTGCTTAATCTGCCTGACTTCCACAAGGAATGGATCGAAGAAGGCTTGCTAGAGCCTTCTAACATACGTATCAATATATTACTAGATCCTACATACATGCGTTTGAGTATATTACCGCCATGGATTAAATCTAAAGTTGCTGAAAGATATCACGAACATATTGCATATCTAAAACAGTTTGATAATATTGCAGGAGTTATCAATGATTACGAAAGTATTTTAAACTTTATGGAAAAAGAACGCACGGACGAAATAAAAATGTTTAAGTTTAAAACACAACGTATTGATACTCTAAGACAGGAAAACTTGCTAGATGTGTTTCCAGAACTAGAAGGTATTTGGTAATGGGTTTTTTTGAACAAAAAGATGGAAACAGAGAAGCGCCTGTAAAGCCAACAGGTACATTAGCTGAAGACAAACATACTGCTACACTTGCTGCTATTGCAAAGTACAGCAAACCTGTACAAAAAGGTTTAGAGAATCTTGAAATAGAATACAAAGTCAACAGAAAGACTAGATTGTGTATGTGTTTGTTGCCAGAATGGGATCCTAGTTTTCCGCCATACAATACTGCAAAACTTGCTAGTGCTGTAAAACGTGCAGGATATGCCTGTAAAAGTTTTGACATTAATGTAGAAGCATATAGCAGATTTAAAAATGACAAATGGCCTATTGATTTTAATCCTTGGGATCCGTTGCGTGATTGGCATTGGTTGCCCGAGCATTATTTTAAGGATATTCATCCATACTTAAAACCTATACTAGATGAAAAGATTGACGAGATAGTAGAGTTTGCGCCAGATGTAGTTGGCTTTACATTATACTATTGCAACGAAGCACCTACAAAGTACATGGCTGAACAACTAAAGAAACGTTTGCCCGATGTTACTATAATGGTGGGCGGGCCAAGCACTCATGCTAGTTATTACAAAGGTGATGACTTATTTGATTATATTGTAAATGGTGAAGGTGAGCAGCCGTTGTTGCTTGCACTAGCAAGTATAGAAAGCAAGCAAGGTATTCAATATACTGAAAAAGAAAAAAGTATGATTATTAGACAACCTGAAAATCAGCGTTATAATCTAAGTACATTACCACTGCCTGATTACAGCGACTTTGACTTTAGCAAATACAAGTTTCCAAATGGTGCGCTATGTGAAATATCAAGAGGGTGTATTGCCAAGTGTACATTCTGTGAGGAAACACACTTTTGGAAATACAGACAACGTAATGCTCTAAGCACACTCAATGAGATAGAACACATGTACTACGAACACGGTACTAATGTGTTCTGGTTTATTGACAGTTTGGTTAATGGTAATCTCAACGAGCTACGTGGTTTTGTAAAAGGCGTTGCAGAAAAAGAACTAGATATACACTGGACTGGCTACTGTCGTTGCGATGGTAGAATGGATGCAGAATACTATAAAGATTTAAAAGCTGGCGGTTGTGAAGTGTTAAACTATGGCATTGAAAGCGGCAGTCAAGTTGTATTAGACGCTATGGATAAAAAAGTTACAGTGCCAGAAATGGAAGCAAACTTCAGAGACGGATATGCAGCAGGCATTGATGCAATGACCAACTGGATTGTAGGATATCCTAATGAAGGTCAAAAAGAACTTGAGGATACTCTTACTTTTATGTACAGAGTACGCAACCAAGGACTTATTGCTATCAGTCAAGGCACAGGATTTAGTGTTGGTGTAGATACTATTGTAGGACAAAACTTTGACAAGTTTAACCTAAGTCCATTTTATTATTATGATCATTGGATTACAAAAGATTATAAAATGAGTATTGTACACAAACTAATACGTATGAAGTCCTTTAGTATTTTTACAGATTTGCTGAATACAGAAAAGACTTGTAGTAAGCCAACTCGACCAAACTTGGCAAAGTTTCATTATAATATCAAGTTTGATAATCCTGACAACGAGTTTGATATTGAATACGACTATGATGACTTTGATTACAATATTATTAAGCCAGATATTAGTAACTTTGCTGATAGTTTGGTAAATGAGATTTGGCCATTTTTAAGAATAGTATGGCGTACAAAAGGCGCATACAGACTACATTTAAAGTTCCGCAAGGATTGGGAATATGAAGAATGGGGAGAGCGTAATGCTGCTCCGTTGGATGCCGATTATATATTTAAAATCGACGATGATGGCAAATGGACTGCTAAGTTTAACTGGGATTATCAACAAGATGAATACACTGATTGGGAAGACAAGTATTGGATTGAAAACGGCGAAATGCAGATAAGTCCAGACTGTTGGAGCCCTGTGTGGAGTATTATGGACTTTACTAGAGATAATAGTAATGCAGTTATTAGAGCACGTAAACTTGCATGGAAAGGCGATGCAGATAAAAAAACCAAAGATCCATACAATGCTTATGACTATGGAAAGTTTAGGCAAGATCAAAAAGATTTTATAAGTGTACGCAATATTGATTTTAGTTTTAAATACAAGTGGCAAGGTGAAGGAGACTGGGGTGAGTGATACTTTTTGTATATACCCGTTTATAAATGTACACACCAACACAGACGGCAGGTGCAAACTATGTTGTCATGTATACAGTGAAGACTACATTCAAGTGGATGGCGAAGATGCAGTACTTGGTAAAACTGATTGGTGGAACATTTGGAACAGCAAGTACATGTTGGATGTACGTGCCAATATGTATGCTGGCAAACCTGTCAAGGAATGTAATCGTTGTTATGAACACGAAGCTAAAGGATTGCAAAGCAGTAGACAATGGGCCAACGAAAACTATAGTATGCCCGACCACGGCAATCCTACACACTTGGAGTTACGACTGGGCAATCATTGCAACTTAAAGTGCAATAGTTGCTGGAGCGTTAGTAGTAATCAGATTTACAAAGAACGTAAAAAAATACTTGCAAACGAATCTGTACCCAAGTGGTTAGACGATCAATGGCAGCATGAAATAAAAAGTGTAGAAGAACATGATTGGGAGTGGTACGAAACACAGGAGTTCCGTGACTTTGTAGATCAAGTTGCACCTACACTAGAACGCCTTTACTTAACAGGAGGCGAGCCTACACTAATACAAGCCAATCAATACGTGTTAGACAAGCTCGTTGAGGCTGGTAACAGCAAGTGTCACGTAGCTTGGACAACTAATATGACTACATGGCCCGAAGGCTTTTATGACAAGTTAGAGTTCTTTGACAGCAGCGAAGTACAGATGAGCATAGACGGTTATGGTGATCATAACATGTACATACGTTATCCTACAGACTGGAACAAGGTAGAAGAGAACTTTGACAAAGCAATGAAGTTGCCTGAAAAAGTACAACTAAAGATTTACTTTGTGTATCAAGCATGGAATGTGTTTGATGTTGATAAACTAATACGTTGGCTAGAACAAAAACAAACAAGACGTGTAGACTTTGTTCCTATATTTTTAGAACACCCTGATCAACTGCATAGTTGTGTGTGGCCACGAGAACTACAACACAACATTATTGGAAAACTAATGATGTTGGATACCAAGCTACACAAAGACGCTGTTCAAAGAATCATTAACTACACACAGAATACTAATAAATATTCGGTAGAGAACCTTGAAAGAATGAAACAGTTTATCAGTATTAATGATAGATATCGCAAGTATAAGTTTGCTGATATATTTCCGTTGCTGAATGACATATTGGAAACAGAATGCAAGACATAAAAGCAATCTTACCTGCAAAAGATAAATGGGTAAGCATAGTATGGCAAGTCAACGATTGGTGCAACTTTCGTTGTACTTATTGCAGTGAATGGAACTGGGCAGGGCGCAACAAAAATGATACGGACATTCCGTTGATTGTAGATACACTAGAACGTATCATGTTGCACTACAAAGCAAAAGGATACAAATATTTTAAACTGTATCTCAGCGGAGGCGAGCCTACATTTTGGAAAGCGTTGATTCCTGTTGTAGAAAAGTTTAGAGAACATGCAGAATGGCCCGGTAGTTGTGTAGGTATCAACACAAACTTTTCAAAGCCATTAAGTTGGTGGGAAGATCATCATCACTTATTTGAAGATGTTGTTGCTAGTTATCATGCCGAGTGGAGCAAAGATGACAAGTACATGGATGTTTACAAGTTTTTACAAGATAAGAAAAACTATCTATGCAGCAGGATTATGATGCATCACGACCATTTTCAACAGTGTGTTGATTTTGGTGATAGGATCAAAGAAGAGTGCGACAACTACATGATTGAGTATGCACCAGTCTATGACGAACTACGTCCTAGCACAGATCCTTATCATTACAACGAACCGTGGCAGATGGAGTTTTTTCAAACTAATAGTACAGTACAACAGCAAAGCATTCCTATAAAAAAAGATCCTAGTTATGCTTGGGCAAAAGTACAATACGAAGATGATACTATAGAACCTATTGATACAAATGGTATCATTACAAATGGTAAAAACTTTTTTGAAGGTTGGTTGTGTAATATACACGAAAGTTTACACATTCATCCTAACGGTAAAATACAACAAGCAAGTTGTGGAGTAGGACCAGTTGTTGGAAACATTGTACAAGGCGAGTTTAATACTACAATGAGTGAAGGAGTGTGGTGTCCTAAATCGCATTGTCATTGTGCAGCAGATTTTAACATTAGTAAAGCAAGGCCTGAATATGCAAAACAAATTAGATAAACTACCAAAAAACTTTTGTTACTTTAGTATGCAAGGATACAGCACACACTCGCATGGACGCACTAGGCCGTGTTGTTTTAGTCGAGTAGAAACCAATGCGTACATGCCAGGTGTTGATGTAGATTCTGTTCCTTATTGGAAAGAACATCATAACTGGAATAGTCCTGATCTTGAAGACTTTATCAACGATCCAAAAGCCAAAGAAATACGCAAACAACTATTAAATGACGAAGTTCCGGAAGGATGTCGTAGTTGTTTTGAACTCGAAGATCAAGGCATACGTAGTTTTAGACAAACATGGAATGAAATATACGAAGATCAAATAGACACTAGTTTAAAACATGTTGACGAAGAAGGTCATTTAGATGCGCAGGCTGTTACATATTTAGATATTAGTTTAGGAAACATTTGTAACCTAAAATGCAGAAGCTGCAATCCCTGGGCAAGTCATAGATGGATAGAAGAAGGTCCTACAGTGCCACACACCGATTGGGATGACACAGCATACATGATTGCTAAAATGAGCAGCGACAAGCCTTGGTTTATCAAAGCATTTGCTGAAGGGTTTTTTGATGAAGTATTGCCTAATGTAAAAGTTATTAACTTTATAGGTGGCGAGCCATTAGTAGTCGAAGAACACTATACTTGGCTAGAACACATAGTTGATCAAGGATGGAGTAAAGATATCGAACTTCATTACAATACCAACGGTACAACTATACCTGACAGGCTGCTGGCTATTTGGGACAAGTTTAAAGGTGTTATACTAAGTCTAAGTATAGATGCTATAGGAGATTTAGCATATTATGTTAGGCATCCGACTAAATGGAAAATAATAGAAAAGAATACAAAAAAACTAGCTGAGTTTAGTCGTACACGCAAAGGTGTGCTAGTACATACACATGTTACACTTAGTTTGCTAAACTTGCATGACTTGCCCAACTTGTTGGATTGGTGTAAACAGCAATATGATACATGGCACTATGAATGGGATTGGGGAAACTATGGATACCAAAACTGTTTGCCACACTTTAACATTGTAGATTTTCCCCGGCATTTGAATATACGCAACTTACCTGAAGATCGTAAAGTGTTGATGAACAAGATGCTGGAAGAGCAACATCAAAAGTTTAAAAATGCCAAACTACCAGATTGGGAGCAATGGGCTGTTGATAATATTATTAACTTGAAAAATATTTTAAATCAGCCGCAAGACGAGACAGATTGGAAACACTTTATTGATAATACCAATGCCAGTGACAAGTTTAGAAAACTTAACATTGTTGAGTATATTCCGTGGATGGAGAAATATTTTTGAAACTAGTAAGTTTTGGTGACGAACTAACTATAACCAAAAATAACCATGTTGACTTATTAGCAAAGCAACTGGGCATGTCTGTAGTGAACAACGGATTAGAAGATACAAGCAATCAAAGAATATTCAGTGATGTTGTAAAGTTCATATGCGAAAATAATACAAGCGAATATTTTTTCTTAGTTGGTTGGACATCTCAGCAAAGACAAGACATATCTTGGAAGGATGAGTACTTTACATATCGTCCTGACAAGCGTGTATACGATGACAACAGTATTAATGGTATGCACAGAGGTGATGAAGTGTTGTTTAATCCTATACTAACTTCAGGCCAATGGGCAACTATGGCACTGTCTCTACAAGAAACATTTGAGTTTCATGATTGTAAATATTTCATGTACAACACACAAGATTGTATTGAGATTAGTGATCATAATAAAAAAAATATTAAAAGTTTAAAAACAACAAACTATCATAATCCGTTGAATAAAAGCAGTAGTATGAAATACTATTTAGAACAACAAAGTTTACAATCGCACACTTGGGCAGATTTTCTTTATCGTAAAATAAATGCCGGAGGTGTACTTTGAAATACCTAGTTGCATTTGGATGTAGTCATACCAATGGTAGTATGTTAGACGGAAAAAACAGTGCTAGTGAATACAATGTGCGCAAGGGGTTTCCAGGTATGCTTGCAAAGCGGCATGGATATGAGCTGATTAATATAAGCAAGCCTGGCGGCAGTAATCAACACATATTTCGTACAGTATTAGATTTTATTAACAATCATATGGATAACCAAAACGAATATTTGTTTCTAATAAACTGGACAGGTGCTAATAGAATTGAACTACGCTATCCTGAAAAAAATGATCTGCACAACTATGTACATTACGGAGATCATCTTGACTTTAAAAGTGTTCCATTTACTGTAGGTATTAAGCCCAGTATCTATACATATAAACCTATTGTGCATTTAATCAAATACATTCCTTATTTGTTTGATGACGATATGATGTTTGATAAATGGGCAACCTATGCTTACAGTTTGCAGTGTATTCTAAAGAAAAATAATATACGCTATCTAATGAGCAACACTTGTGAAGGTCTTAGTGTAACAGAATACAATACTAATATTATCAACAAGTTAGATACATTGCACTATCCGCATATCACTAGTGACAAAGATTCAATGGTTGTATGGTTATTAGACCAAGGGATCAAAAAAACACCTTGCTGGCATTTTAGAGAATATGGCCATCAGGTATGGGCTGATAGATTAGAAACATATCTCAAGGAGTTGGGATATGTTGAATAGAAATATAGTAAGCAAGAACTTTAGATATCGTAGTAATGAGTTTAACTTTCGGTTAGGATTTCCAGAAGAAAAAACTGTAAAAATAGGAGCATTGTACACTCGTATTGATTATTGGAAAAATGTTTACTTCAATCTCTTAAAACTCAATCCATTTGATAATATAATGTTCTATATGAATCAAAGTGGATTTGATACATTTGCAATGATATTGGCTGCTACCGAACTTGATTTAAACATCGTTGCATCAAATCCTGATTTATTAATACACACCCTTCCAGATTCAATATTAGATACCAAAGGATTAGACAAGTATCAAAACTATAGTTATTATGATTTAGCTGATCATAAGTTTGATAGTGCTGTAGAATATATACAAACAGGAACTTCGACAGTAATAGGTAAAACAAAAATACCAACAATAACTGTACAAGGAAATGTTCTGCACACAAAATATGATATTCAACCTGAGCTGATTGTAGACTTTATGCTGCCGGCATTAATGAATGATGCTGTTGAAACACACACTTGTTTGGGATTTAACGATGTTATCGAAGGTATGCATCGTATATTAAAAGTTGTGCAAATGCAAGGCATCAACTGTATTCTTGTGCCATCCATCGAAACTTGCTATAGCTTCGTCGAAGTAGCATCCCTAAAAGGTGTTAACATTTATAATAACTTGCATATCAACTGTTGGGACAATGGTCTTATAACACCTAGCGTTCATGAAACTATCGACTATAACGATCTTGATGATTTGCCTAGTAAATATCATATCAAAGGAAAACTATTAAGAGATATTACTGAAGATAAAATATATTTTCAGTTTGAAAAACCTGTTGATAAAAGTATAGCTAAAATAAAAGTTTCTGCTATGAATGCAGAAGTTAAGCGTAGAACTGGAAAAACAATAAGCAAGTGGGCATACGCACACGGACCTGACGATGAAATATTGATTTTGTTTAGGAATCTATAATGATTAAAATGATCTACAATGACGGATGTAGCTTAGGTGCAGGCGCAGAACACAACAGTTGGGAAATGTCCCCTGATGGTATTGAAAACTGTGATAGTACCTGGACTGACATTATTAAAAACAAATATTATCCAAATGCTAAAAAAATGACTAGAGCAACAACAGGCACTAGCAACAGAGGTATTCGCAGAAGAACAATACACAATATACTAGAACTACTAGAAACATATAAAAGTGATAATATATTGGTTTTTATTATGTGGACCAGTATATATAGGCGTGAGTTTTTGTTGGCCGATCCTAAACTTGATAGAGGCGACAAATATTTTACACTACTTCCTAGCGACACTACTAAAGGACTAAATCAGCTTACTGGTAAATTGGCAAACAGTTCTGAACGAGAAACTATACTTAAAGACAATCATTTGAATACTATTGCAGATGAAATATACACACACCACAATGAGCCAATAAATCATTTGTATGAATCGTTGGCAGATATTGAAGCAACTAATATGTTTTTGAGATTACATCGTATAAAAAGTGTACAATGTTTTGGGTTTGGATGCGATATCAATCCTAATCTAATCTTAGGAGATGTGTACACAGACGCTATAATCAAACGTATATTAAAATATAATATATACTACATTCCTACTAACCCTGCACAAGGATTTTATGAATACTCTGTTGGACAACAGTTTGAACTCGGCCCTGGACTACATCCTTTAGAACATGCACATAGAGCATGGGCTAATATTATTCCAAGACATTTTAGGTTGACATCTGAGAAATAACATGCTATACATAATACAAACAAGGGCACAACAATATGGCACAGATTTTTGTAACAAGCGACACACACTTTAACCATTCTAAGATTCTCGACTTCAAGGATTACATCGGCAAGCCGTGTAGAGAGTTTGACAGTGTAGAGCAAATGAATCAGTGTATGTTAGACAACTGGAACGATACAGTTGGTCCAAAAGATACTGTTATCCACTGTGGTGACGTATTGTTTGGTCTTGACAAAGTTGATTGGTTAACTGCAAACTTTGCAAAGTTACCTGGTAAGAAAAGACTTGTTCTTGGAAACCACGATAACCCAAAGCATCTTGCACCGTTCTTCAAAGACATGCAAATGTGGATAGACATGAGCGACAAAGGCTTGTTGTTTAGTCACACTCCACAACATGAAAGTACTCTTGCTGAGAGTCATAGATTTGGCGATAAGCCGTTGTTGAACGTTCACGGACACATACACACTAATCCTTCACCAGAAGGACCATACAAGTGTGTTTGTGTCGAGCAAACATACTATAAACCTGTAAACATTGAGGAGTTGATATAATGAGAACTCAACCACAAGAAGTTATTTCAAAGTTAGAAGCAGACAACTCACGTCTTGCTAAAGAAGCAATACTACAAGAAGCATTCAACGAAGGCTTGCCAGAGTTCTTTGATGGGTTGCGTATGGCGCTTGATCCACTTGTTACTTTTGGTGTAAAGGCAGTACCTGAACGTAGTGATATATTGACAGGACAAGGTCTTACTTGGAAGGATTTCAAAGTGCTTGCAGACCAACTAATCAATAGAGAGCTTACAGGCCACGCTGCTCGTGATGCTATTGAATTGTTCATGAGTGTTGCTACTGTTGAGCAGTGGAATGGCTTTTACAGACGTATCTTAATCAAAGACCTACGTTGTGGTGTAAGTGAAAAAACTGTAAACAAGATTGCACCAGGCACTGTTCCTGTGTTTACTTGTGCTCTTGCTCATGATAGTGCCAAGCACGAAAAGAAGATGGCAGGCAAGAAGCAGATCGAAGTTAAACTAGATGGCGTAAGAGTACTTGCAGTATGCAAAGGTGGCAAGGTAGAACTGTTTTCACGCAACGGAAAACAGTTTCATAACTTTGATCACATCATTGCAGAGATTGAAGCAGTACTTGCGGCAAAGCCTGCTCCTTATGATTGTGTACTAGACGGCGAAGTAATGAGTGCAGACTTCCAAGACCTTATGAAACAACTGCAACGCAAAGATGGTAAGAAAGCAACTGATGCTGTGCTACACTTATTTGACTTTATTCCATTGAAAGACTTTTTAGAAGGCGGTTGGGATAAGCCACAAACATATCGTAGCAATCTAGTTAAGTACTGGGTATTGGAGAATCAAGACCTCTTAGAGCACGTACAAGCGTTGGACTGGGAAGATGTTGACTTGGACACACCAGAAGGACAAGAACGCTTTGTAGCGTTAAATAAGCAGGCTGTAGACGGCGGTTACGAAGGTGTAATGATTAAGGACATTGATGCACCATACGAATGTAAGCGTACACATGCCTGGCTTAAAGCAAAACCATTTATTGAAGTAACATTGGAGGTGACTGACATTGAAGAAGGTACTGGTCGCAACGAAGGGCGCCTTGGAGCGTTTGTCTGCGAAGGAGTCGACGATGACAGACATATTGCTGTTAATGTCGGCAGCGGTTTCACTGATGCTAATCGTGATGATTTTTGGAATCACCGCGACAGTGTTAAAGGAAATCTTGTAGAAGTAAGAGCAGACGCTATTACACAAAACCAAGACGGCACCTACAGCCTACGCTTTCCACGCTTTAAAACATTTAGAGGATTTGAAGTTGGCGAAAAAATCTAAAAGACTTGACATTTAAATTAAATGACTATATACTGTTTATAACAGTGAGGAGATAGACATGGCTAGAGCAAACAAAGCAGCAGCAAAACCTAAAAAGAAAACAGTACGGGCTACACGCCGCGGTGCTAATATGATGCCGTTGATGCCAACAAAAGGG